CAGACGTAAATTTTCCGGCATCTGCTGTAATATCAGTAAACTCTGTCTGATAACCAACAGCAATATCATGAGTAGAATTTGCTTTGCCCCATACCGGAACTTTTAAATTACCTTTAACATTGTAAATTGTAGCGCCAGCCAGAATCGGGCAACGATCTTTTACAGCCTTGATAATTCTGTTTGCGATAGTGGTCGGAATAATCGCTCCGTTGTTAGTCATTGTCACATTCTGCTCGCCAGCACGCAATTCAGTTACCTTTCCGGTAACATAATCCGCGAATGCTCTTGCTTCAATTTCATCTTGTGTTTCTTCTTTCTTTGGCGCAGGGGCATCAATTACAATCTGTCTTGCTCTTTCCTCTGCTTTGATCGTTGCATCAATCGCTTTGATTTCGCTCTCGATACGGTCAAATTCTGCGGTTTCCTCTGCGTTCATCGCTCTTTCCTCGGTTTTTGCTGCGGACAATACCGCATCAAGTGATTTCTGTAATTCTGCTCTTTGTTCCATAAGTTTTTTTAACATGTTTTTTACCTCATCTTTCTTTTTTTAAAAAATTTCATAAAAATAACCGCTATTCAGCGGTTTTAAGTGATTTGATTCGATTTTCATAATCTGAATAATCGATTTTTTCTTTTGCGGGTTCAATTACTGACAGATTTACGTTACTGTCAACGGCTCTTGTCTCAATGTCTGTTTCGCTGTCGGCTCTGACTTCAACGGAAGTGGCGGAATAACATGGTACCTTGTTTACAACCAATGTGATATGGTCTAAATCAAGAGATTTAATATGTCTGATTGGCAATTCTCCGTCTGCTCGCTGTTCTAATTCATCGACAACATTGTACATGCCAAATGACCAGCCGCGGATTTTACCTTGCTTTGCAATTTCAACAACGCTTTTATCGGTGATTAACACATCAGCATGTAATCCGATTCCATCCTCATATAATTTCAGCGTGTTGTCTTTTGTGCTTGCATAAATATGGCTGCTGTCATGGTCTACCGTAACGCTTACATCCCCGGCGCGATTAATGGCGTTTTCAAATGCTCGTTCTTCCACCATTTCAATACATTTTCCATGTGGAGTAATTACAGGGCGTGACTTTTTTTCGGTTGCGTTTACATATCCCTCAATACGTACTGTATCATCTGCTCTGACCTCGATATTCATCTACTCACCCCCTTTCAAATCTTCCAATTTGCTGTTTGTGTTGGTGTTTGGCACAAATACCTCTTTGGTTTCCGGATTATAAAGCACATCTCCTAATCCAAGCTTTACGAAATTAAACCCTATCGGCTCTAAATCCTCAAGCTTTCTGACCTCATCCGTCTGCATAAAATGCTTATCCAGTGCGACCCCATAAGCTTCAAAGCGTTCTTTAATGTTTCCTCTGGTTAATTCTTTCGTATCAAATGCAAAATAAAAAGAACCTTTTTCTTTTTCAAGAAGAAAGTCCTTGTCTAACGCCGCTTCTATTGCGTTTAATAAAGAGGTTACCGCCTCAATAAATGTGTCTTTGTCCTGTTGTGTTGCTCCACCTTTGACAATGGATGTAGGAAAGCCGAATATTTTGAATATTTCGTCCGCGTTTGTCAATTTGTTTTCGTTTAATTGCATTTCAACAGATGTTGCGGATGTTTCCTTAAAATCCATTCCGTTATTTAATACAATTGCACGCTCACTGTCATTATTGCTGTAAAGATTTATTACAGCTTCTTTCAATTCTGCTATTGAATCCTTGTCTAAACGACTAGCAGCCTTGAAAAATCCTTTTTTGTTTCCACCTTTTTTTACGATATTGCTTTCAAATTTCAAACTGTCATAAGCAACCGCAAGAATTTTACTGTTTTCTTCCGTTATCGGCTTTGATGTGCATCCGTCCTTTGTTTTTCGCATGATCTTTACAAAATCAAAAGGATAATATTTCACACCGTCAATATAAATATCACAATCTTTAAATATTGCGTTTTGACTTGGGTTTACCGATATGCGGCTTTCATCTACGTAATGAATCGATTTTACTTGTCCTTGCTCTTTGTTTATGTAGAAATATGCGCCTTTCCCGACATAGTAATCTTCAATTAATGCTTTCCAAAAATCAACCGTTGTTAGTGCATCCCCTGTATCAACATTCAAAAGAAATGTACGTTTGTCATCAGTAACCTCAACAATTCCATTCTCCGAATCGTTTTTATACAGTTTAACAGGCAGTTTTGCAACAGTGCTAGCTAGTTTATCAATTGCAGCTGTGACGGACGGAACTTGCAACGCATTTGCCTTTGTCATTTCAGTACCGTAAATAAAAGCATCTAATCCTAAATTATTATTTGTGCTCCCGGCGTTTGTGTCTGCTCTTGATTCCACCTTATTCTTTCTGAATATTCCCATCACTTCACCCCCTTTCGCTAAATAACCTGACCGCCAAAGCTTACACTTTCAAATATTTCATTAACTTGTAGTAAATATATAGCGTTAATCAGTGACACGACCATATCAACCTTTCCGGCAGATTTTTTCTTGTTGACATATTTATTTAAATTTGTATCCTCGGTGCACCTTGCATTCTGGAAGTTGATTTCAAGCATTCTATTTTCATCATAAAAGAATTGTTTTTGTAATATACGCTCTTTTAAAAGCTTTGTAGGAGGATGTAAAACACTCGAATGCTGTTTGATTTCTACGCATTCAATAGGATTACTAGCACTTTCCAACTTTTGAATGGTAGAAATGGCATTAAATCTATCAAATCCTAACTGCATAATTTCAACACCATACCTTTGTTCAATTGAGAGTATGAAATCTTCTACAAAACCATAGTCAATAACACTGTCACCACAAGCAAAGCAAACTCCTTGTTCGATCAGTTTTTTATAATCAACATTTTCCCTTGATGTTTTTATTTCAATGCTGTCTTTTGGAATGAATCCCCATACCTTGGAATATATCTGACCTTTCCAATAAGTAACCATTGCAACAGACGTATTATCATCAGTCTGTGACAGGTCAAGTCCTAAATACACCCGCTTTCCTATCCAGAAAGATAAATCCTCAACGATTTTACATTCTTTTACCTTTGTGATGTCAATAAATCCCTCAACGCCCAAGCCTTTATACTTAATATTGTTATGCTTACATAAATAATTCTCACGTTTATTCTCGTATAAAACAGCAAGCGCTCGCATTTTTTTCAGCTCTGTAAATATGTATTCGTGAGAATATGCGACTGGGTTAGATTGATATATAACAAGATCATCCGTTTTCCATAAATCACCGCTGTTATATTTAATATCAGGCTCATAAAGCAAAGCAAAATACCGCTTGTCATCCATTAATCCGTCAAGCGTTTTCTTTGCAATATCGATTTCATCTATCAGAACATTGTTGTCATTCGGGTATTGGGTACTGATAATAATGCCTAATTTATTAAACAGCGTAATTTGAGAAGATCTCATAGCTTCAACCGGATAATTGTCCATTGCTCCGGCTTCATCTGCAAGAAACATATTCGCCAGTTTTCCGTCCATCTTGTCTTGGCTATAAGCTAATGGAGTATATTCACTATCGGTAAGCAAGCATCTAATTTCACTTCGCAACGTTTTGAATACTTTATCATCTGCCAACAGCGGGCTTGACTTTATAATCTTTTTAATTGCGACTTGCAATTCCTTTGACAATTTTAAGTCTGGAGCAACAGAAAAGAATCTGGAAAATCTCGGCTCTGTCAACATGGCAATGATAAACACAACTGCGCTTGTAAATGTTTTAAAATTTTTACGGCATATTTCAAGTAAAGCAGTCTGATAATATCTGGTATTGTCAGATTTCATCTTTGTGCAAAATACAGCCGTAATTAACAACCAAGCATAATCTTCCAACCCATCATACATCGGGCAATTTAAGTCCGGATGAACCATCAGCTTTAATAATTTGCATATCCTGTTGTACGTTTTCTCGCAGAAATAAGCTTCATTATCATTTCCGTTAACAATATCCAGCCACAATTGACACTGCTTTTTTACATATTCACCGACATAATTATTATCAGCTATTACACACCATTCCGAATATTGTACCGCCTTACACTGTTTAACTGTCATCATCTGACATCAAAGCCTTTAACAATGGATTTTCTCCGCTTTCGGTTTTCTTTGGTATTGACCGCATAGCAGAAGCAATGGTAAATCCGTTTTCCTTTTCTATATCAAATCTCTTTTTTTGGAATGATTGTATTTGTTTGTCGCAGTCAACAATGATTCGATATCGGTCAACGCCTTTTATGTCTTCATCGTTTTCTATTTCGCTTCGCATCTTGATATATCTAGAAATATCAGATTTATACATGCAATAATCATTAATAACGCTTTCGTATAAAGCATCATTTTTTCCAACGGCAGACAATAACTCCTGCACTCTAATAAATTCTGAATGCGCAATTTCATTTGTTGCCACATCAGCATTTTCGCGCATTGGGAAACCGGTTAAAGCTGATTTTTCAGCTTGTTCTCTTTGTAAAATTTCTGCTTTTGTACGATGCGATTTTCCCTCGCTTTTTATTACTGATGCTGATTTGCTAGGTCGTGCCATTTTATCACCTGATTTCATTTTGGGAATTAATCATACAGAGAGAAGATCGGA